ACTTGATTCCAGATTCTCTAATATCAAAATCAACAATCGTTCTATCCTTGATAAATATTTCATTTTTACTAACAAAACGATTATATATAACTTGCTTAATTTTCTTATGATTATTTCTAATGATTCTTTGGTAGTTTTCTTCAGAATTATTCCTTGGGTCCACCCATGCTGAAATATTAATGAAAACAGCTTTTGGATGTTTATTATTTATACTACCAAATATAACATTATATTCGTTAAATTTATTTATCTTAAGTTCTTTTCCTGTTTTCATTTTTAAATATTTTATACAAGTATAACAAAAAAAAATGAAAGCGTCAAGTTATTTAATCTAAATTAGACTTTAATTCTACTAATTTTGAAATATTTTTTGAAAAATTTTCATCAATTGCTTGAACTGTATTTAACAATTTATCCTTAACTTGTAATAGCTTATCTTTAGCGTTTAAATCAGCGGTACTAAGCTTCTCATTTATCAAATCAATGCATTCTCTAACCAGCTGAGAGTAAATCTCTTTTTTCTCCAATTCATTTGAAGATATAAGAACCTTAAGAATCTTCTTTTCCGATTCAGATAATGATTCATATTTTTCATTGTATTTAGTAATCATTAGATTGGAAATTACACTATTTGGTAGACCGATTTGTTCAATAATAACCCTTGGTTTATTATTTAAGATATACTTAATAACTTTATCCGTTGATTCAACAATAGTATTAATATTATTTGAAGCTTTTTTGGTAAAGATAAGCTTTGAAATATTTTCATATAAGTCATTTGTTTCATCAACAATATCCCAAGTAATTAGATTAGCCAACTTGGTATTTGCCTCTAATATATCCTTTATTTTATACTTAGCCATTAAGTCAATATTTTCTTTTACAAATAATAAAGCCTTACCAGCATCAGTTTCACAGGTATTTTCAAGGTTATTATAAACCATAAATTGAGTGCGAAGAATTTCGTTTTCTTTTATGGTTTTTAAATAAGTTTTAAATACATTATTTTTACCATTATCTTTAATAATGATATTTTCAGCTAAGATATTATTAAAGTTATCTTTAATCTTACCAAAATTTTTTACTATGCTTGCTATATTTGACATTTTGTGTGTTTAATTAATAAATATCTTATACATGATAAAGAATTACTATTCACCTAACATTTTATCAATACCATTAATCATAGTATCAATTTCTTCGTTAACCTTAACATTCTTATCGTAGACCTTAACCTTTTCATCGATATGTGTAGTCTTTGGCTTAATTGACTCAATCAAGGTGTTAACAAATCGACCACGGTACTTTTCAGTCCTTTTGTTTAATTTATTAGCCAATATAACCTTCTGTTCACCCAATACACGCTTTATTCTTTTTACAGATTCGGCAACTTGTTCTGGTGTTTCTTCATCACCAAAAGTTAAATCTTCACCACCTTCTGTATTTGTGTCAGTACCTTCTGGTGTTTCACCTTCTGGCGTATCACCTTCTGGTGTATCACCAAAATCTAGGTCTTCACCACCAGTACCGCCACCACCAAATGAACCACCTAGGCCACCGCCACCGCCACCGCCACCACTAGCAGCTGCGTCACCGCCTTCACCTCCACCATTACCACCACCTTGTAGTGCTAAGTCCATATCACCATAGACTCTATCAACTACATCAAAGGTACCAGTATGCTTGATAACATTTGCCGAATTAGCTAATTCAGCAGAGGCAGCTTTTTCTATTCGTTGTTCAAGTAAATCTGATTTTATTTCATCATCTGACCAACCCATAATTTCTCTATGTGCACGAGTCCATGACATCGTAGCAAATCCATTACCAGTATCTGATACTGCATCTTTAAGTAACGTAACTTTTTGTTGCATATGTTCAACTCTAAGCATATCAGCTTGTGTTGATGGATTATTTAGGGTTAATGTAAAATTATCAAAATCTTCTTCAAAGCCTAATAAGTATAAGTGAATAATAGCTATCTTATTTAATTCTTGAATCATTGATTGTTGAATCCTATTGATTGTTCTAGAAAATCTAATATCTTGTAGTGCAAGGTTTTTACCATCACCAGTAGTCTCATCGAACCCTAAGAATGGCTTAGGCACACGTAATGCAGTAAATAAGTTATTCCTTAAGTATTCAATATCTGCAATCTGGTCAAGATTAGTTGCACCTGGAAGCGTATCAATTGGGCTTGGTGCATCTTCACTTCTAACTGGTATAAAATAATCTTGGTCATTAGCCATTTGATTATATCTTAGGTCCATTTGACCAGTTTGTGAATCCATTACTTGTGCACGTTTGAATCTATCAGCGATACTATTAACATATGCTGGTACATCAGCATCATCAATATTACCTACGTATATTTTGTATATTCTTCTTTCTGGTGCTCTAGTAACACGATACACCAACATAGCATCCTCAGACATGATAAGTTGTTTCCAAATACGTCTAGCTTTTTCTAAAAAGCTTGTACCATATGGTAAACGTTTATCCTCACCCAATAATCTAAAGTGGGCCATTTGCCATGAGTTGAACTCAACATTACGACCCCTCCATATAAATTTTGTTTTATCTGTTTTGTTAGATGATAAATCTACCTCTACAGTACTTCCGTTAATAACACTAAATAAATCATTCTCCCTACGGTCCATTTCATAGTTTGGCATTTGCTTAGCGCCAATAATACCGTTTGCATCATCGATATTTAAATAAACGAAATTATCACCGTATTTACATGTGTTTCTAGTCCACATAGGTAATGATGTATGAATATCAAGCCTATTATAAAATAAGTCCTCTAATATACCCTTAACACGCTTACTATCAGAATAAATATTCATTATTTTACCCTTATCGTTAACGGTTGTGGATTCTTCCATCATTACGTCTAATGCGGCAGCGATGGCTGGATAAAACTCCATATTCTCAAAATCACTATATGATGCAATTCTTGTTGTTTCATAGTTGATAGATTGTTGAAATAATCCGCTATCAACTCTAGACCATTGATTTGCTAGAAATCTATTCTGTTGTTGTTGTAGCTTAATCCTATCAAAATCAGCTTTATTATCCGTTTTTAATAGAACATCACTACCAATATTATATCGTTGAGTATTTGTTTTGGCTTGTGCTTGTTTTGGTCTAGTGTTCTCAGGATTAATAACTTGTCCAAGACGTTGAAATATAGTTAAATTATTTTGCTGTGCCATTGTTTTATTTCTATTTTAATTATTATTTGTTAAAAGTCAAGATTATTTAATACCACGAAATAACCAAGCATATTGACCTGTTGGGTCTTGCATATTCTTAGATACAATCGGGCTGAAATTAGGTCTAGAATGATTAACGCTATTACCACCTTGTTTGCTAGAGAAACCAGTTCCACGTTCTTTCTCTATTTCAATTGGTTGGCTACTACCAAGTATCCAACTACTTAACATAGCTTTATTTTGTTTTTCTAAACGCTCTAGATTCTTAAAAGAGTGTTCTAGGACCCAAAGGGCCATAGCCAATGCCATTATTAGGTCATCATGGAAACCATCTTGATGGTCTGGTTTACCGTTCTTATAGATGAATGTCTTTAGCTCTGTCGCTAATCTAATTGAGCGAATCTTAATTTCATTTGTTCTAATTTTATATTCTAAATTAGAAATCATCGGTAAACGAACAGATGTTGCTTGAAAACCAGGTATTTTATTTTCTTTATTATGCGATGATAACTCACGTTGTCTAGCAGATAAAATCTTACCATTTTGTGTATCATAATGTAGCCTCTTATAATCAAATTCTAAGAGTTTTAATACCGTAGAAACACCCATACCACCAGTAATATCAACTACGGTATAAGCCTTATATAGATTACCATATTCTTCGACTATCTGGGCCATTAAGTCTGGTTGTATCTTACCTTGATATTCCATAACTTGTTCCATAGTTGTAAAATCAACAATAACCATCGTGGATGAATCTTGACCGTCACCCCTAGCTATATCGACACCGACTATGTACTGATGACCTTCTTTAGGTTCAGCCCATATCCAGAACTCATTATCAGCACCACTAGTATATAAGGGGTCAATAACATTATGTTTAACTTGATACTCAATATATTCTTCCTCAATCACGTTACCACCAGACCCAATAAATGATACATCTAGTTCTTGAGCAATCATCTTACGGTCATTATTCATACCCAAACACATCTCTTCATACCAAGATGAAGTTGGTTTCCAACCATCATTTAATCTTCTATTGTATGAATCAAATGTGAACTCTACTTCTTCTTCAATCTCATCACCTCGTAACCATCTAAGGTCTTTGTTATAGCGCAAATCTTCATACCATTTCATTTCAATGATATTAAAATTATTATCTTTTGTTTTAGCCTTAGCATATGTTCGATAGTATAGAGAATCCATACCATGTGGCGTTGAAATTAAGGTAGCCTTACCACCACTACCTAAAGCGGTTAACGCAGCACCAAATACTTCAGCACCGTTATCAATAAAGGCTGCTTCATCCATTATAAGGTATGTTGGTGCGAAACCACGTAGAGCATCCTTAGATGTAGCAACCGCTTTAACACGGCTACCAT